GCATGGACCGTGTTTCGTGGACGGTGCTTCACGACTTCCGACGGCGCTGCGGCCGTGCTGGGGTACGCCACTGCGGCAGATTCGGACACGATTACGTTGGATGGTACTACGCGAGGTGGGTACCTCGGGGATCACATCATCATCACAGACATGGCCACCAATGTCTTTGGCGTGCTGGTTTTGTCGGCGTCGACCGGCAGCGAAGCGACGCCGTTCAGCGCCACGGTGTAAGGAGGGCGACATGCGCCCCATGATCGCCACCAAGACGGGCACCGGCGAGTCGTCGCCGCTCGTGCTGGACCACTACCGCGCGCCGTTCAATGTCGGCTTTGCGGTAGTGGTGTCTGGCACGGTGACGTACACGGTCCAGCATACGTTCGACGACATCTTGAACTCGAGCGTCACTCCTACGTGGTTCAGCCACGAGGAATTGGCTGGGCAGACTGCGCCATTCGGCTGAGAAACACGGCCGGGTCTGGCACGACCACTCTCACCGCTATCCAGGCCGGTTCGCCGGGACGATGATGACACGGGTAGGAAGCAAAGGTGTATCGACGATCCCGCAGGACCTCCCTGCGAAGGTCATCTACCCCACCGGGTCGAACGACCATACGCGCATCAACGCTGCGACGACAGGTTACGTTGGCACCGTGATCCTCGGCCCTGGGAATTGGGCCATCGCGGGCACGGTGTACATGCGGCCGTACTGCTACATCGAGTGTTCCGGCATCAATGCCACGTACCTGACGCCGGTTGGCACCGTGACGATGTTCGGGTTTGACTCGACCGCGCAGGGCTACAGCGCGAATCAGCAATCCTGGGGGATCAAGGACTGCACGTTCTACGGCTACAACAACGGGTCCGTTGCGATCGACACAAAAATGTCGACCTACGCAATGCAGGACGTGGTGATCGAGCGATGCTACTTCGACGGGTTTGGCAACGGCCTCGGCGCGTCCGCGAGCGCGGTTGTCGACATCAAGGACCCCTGGGGCTTGCGGTTCGACAACTGCATCATTGAGCAGACGGGAGATCGGCCCGCGATGAAGGTCACTGCCAACGGCGCGAGCGTAAACGGCGGGATGATCACCCGGTTGAAATGCAAGAACAACGCGGGCGACGGCCTTCTATTGACCGAATGTGAATCCACGATGGTGATGCAGTCCGAGTTCTATGGCAACACGGCGACGCGGAAGAATTTGGTTCTGTCGGGTGGCAAGCTCAACATCCTTCAGGGACTAACGTTCGAGTACGGTGCTGCGGATGGGATCCGGTTGCAGGATTCAGCGCAAGGCAACACGCTGACTGGTATCACGCTGATTGGGAACGGCACGACGTCTAAGTACGGTATATACGCGGATACGGGCTCGTCGGCCAATAGCACGATTGGGTTCACGGTTCTGAACTACTCGACCAACAACCTCGTCGACAACAACGCGCTCGGCAGTAACCGTTGGATCGGTTATAGCGGCAATGCGTTTGTCGACGCATAGGAGGCGCCGTGCCGTCCAAGACTCCGAAGCAGAAGAAATTCATGGCCGCCGTTGCAAACAACCCGAAGTTCGCCAAGAAAGCGGGCGTGGCACAGTCGGTCGGTAAGGAGTTTGCTGCTGCCGACTTCGCCAAGGGTAAGGCCACGACCAAGCCCGAGAAGCAGTCGATCAACAAGCCCAAGACCAACCACGGTAAGGGCAAGTTTTTCTGAGGGCGGCATGAAGGATTCCAAGGCCATGGTGAAGAAAGAGATCGCCTTCATGAAGCGGAAGGGGGCTCCGAAGTCCATGATCAAACACGAACAGGCTGAGGCGCGCGCCATGGGTGTAGCGCCCGCAGTCAAAGGCGCCAAGCGCGCCAAAAAGGTGTGATATGGCGACACGCAGTTTTCGCCGCGCCGCCGGTCCGGAGGGCTCTCGGGCACCGGTGATGCAGACGCCCGCGCAAGCCGCGCAAGCCGCGCAGGGGCGCCGAGGGATTGAGCAGGCGCAGGCCATGGGCACTCCCGAGACGCGGCCTGTCCCAGCGGCCCCGCTAGGCACCGGCGTGCGTACGCAGCGTGACTGGTATCAAGGGTATCAGCCGTACGAGGGATACGACGCCCAGCGGCAGATGCTGGAGGCTCAGCAGGCAGCTAGGGTAATCCCGGGTATGAAACGGGGTGGTGTAGTCAAGGGGCGCGGGGACGGCATCGCCAGACGCGGCCACACGAAAGGGACGCTACGATGAGACGCAAGACGTTTGCCGATGGCGGGAGTGTCCGCGAAGGTGAGAATGAGGGAATCGACAGCGCGACCCGTGAGCGGGCCCGTGCGTGGCGCGAGATGGGCAGCCCCGAGCGCGCAGCCGAGCAGGCGCCCCGGCGACGTCCGAAGCCTGTCGTTCGCCCCGCTGCGCCCGCCCAACGTGCGGCGGCCCCTTCGCGCACTGTCCGCGCTGCGCGTGATCCGGAGATTCCTGATGCCGATGAAGTGCGCACGGCTAACACCGCCGGTGGCGGGTTCGACTTCAAGGAAGCCGGGCGCCAGCTTGGAAATGCCGCGATGGCCGTACCTGGGCTGGCTGCGCGGCGCGCGGCCCCCGCCGTTGCTTCGGGCGCAGGGCGATTGCTGTCCGCGGCCACCAAGGGGCTGGCCGTCGGCCGCGCGGAGCGTGGCGCGGAGCGTGCGGTGGCTGCCGCCAAGGACACTGCCAAAGACGCGGCGCAGCGCGCTGCTACGAGGGCGAACAATCGGAGCCGTGGGCGTGACGATGATGAGTCGCGGTTCGCGGATGAGGGCAACCCGAACTTCGGTCGCGGAGAGGCGCAAGCCGCTGCCCGTGCCAAGGCCAAGGGCCGTTCCGAAGGTCGCCCAGATGCGGAATCACGGTTCGCGGATGAGGGCAACCCCCACTACAAACGCGGGGGCCTTGTCGGCAAGCGTGGTGACGGCTGCGCAGTGCGTGGGCTGACGAAAGGGCGGATGCGCTGATGGCCACGTCCGGCACGGCTACCTTCAACCTCGATCTGGTGGAACTGGTCGAGGAGGCGTTCGAGCGCGCTGGTGGAGAGGTCCGCAGTGGGTACGATCTGCGGACTGCGCGGCGGAGCTTGAATTTGCTGCTGGCGGATTGGGCCAATCGGGGGCTGAACCTCTGGACGTTCGAGGAAGGTTCCGTATCCCTCGTGGCAGGCACAGCGACGTACGCTCTGCCTGCCGATACCGTGGATATCATCGAACACGTACTGCGTACGGGTTCTGGGGCCAGCCAGTCGGACATGACGATGACGCGCACGAGCGTGTCGACGTATGCAGCCATTCCGAACAAGCTGGCCACTGGGCGCCCCTTGCAACTCCTCGTGACACGCACGGCGACTCCGACGGTGACTGTCTGGCCTGTCCCGGACGGCGGCGGGCCGTATACCCTACGGTACTGGCGCCTGCGCCGCTTGCAAGATGCAGGCACGGGCGTGCAGACACAGGATGTCCCTTTCCGATTCCTCCCCGCCCTCGTGGCGGGGTTGTCGTATCACGTGGCCCTCAAGGTGCCCGGTGGTATCGACCGGCTGCCCGTGCTCGAGGCGCAGTACCGCGAGGCATTCCAGACTGCCATGGACGAAGATCGTGAGCGGGCGTCTGTCCGCCTCGTCCCGAGGTTCGCGGCGTGACCAACCAGTTCGCCGCCGGCAAGCGGGCGATTGCTATCTGTGACCGGTGCGGACGGCGGGTGCGACTCGCGCAGCTGCGGGAAATTGTCGTCAAGCGCACCCCAACCAACCTGTTGGTGTGTACCAGTTGTTGGGAGGCAGATCATCCGCAGCTTCAACTCGGCACGTTCGTGATTGGGGACGCGCAGGCATTGCGGCGGCCTCGCCCAGATGCAGCGCGCACGGATCTTGGTACGGGACTGCGCGGTATTCAGTGGGGCTGGGCGCCGCTTGGTGGCGGGGACACACGCTTCACACCCAATACGCTGGCCATGCGTGGCGCGGTCGGGTCATTTGTGTTCGCGGAGGATTGAATGAACTACACCCAGTTGGTTGCGACAGTACGCAGCTACTTGGAGGCGGACTTGTCCTCCACGGATATGGACACCGCTATCCAGCAGGCGGAGCGCCGCATCTACAACTCGGTGCAGTTCACGTCGCTCAAGCAGAACGTGACTGGGTCTACGACTAGCGGCAACCGATACCTTTACTGCCCGGACGATTTCTTGGCTGCGTACTCACTGGCCGTCATCGACAGCAGCGGGGTGTATTCGTATCTGGTGAACAAGGACGCGAACTTCATTCGTGAGGCATACCCCGCCCCGACTGACACGGGCGTGCCGCGGTACTACGCCATGTTCGGCCCTCGGTCTACCGGGGAGCAAGAGCTTACGTTTCTGCTGGGCCCTACGCCCAACGCCGCGTACACGATGGAGTTGCAGTATTTCTACTACCCAGAGTCGATTGTGACCGCCGGTACGACATGGCTGGGGGACAACTTCGATCCCGTGCTGTTGTACGGTACGCTGGTGGAGGTGTACACCTTCATGAAGGGCGAAGCGGACCTGTTGGGTGTGTACGAAGCGAAGTACAAGGAGGCGCTGGCGCTGGCCAAGCGGCTTGGTGACGGGCTCGAGCGACGCGATGCGTATCGCTCAGGCCAAACACGAATTGAGGTGCCCTGATGGCATTACGACAAGGCTTGACAACCAGTTTCAAGCATCGCTGCCTGTCTGTTCTGGACGGCGCCACCCTCATGATGGCGCTTTACGGGGAGTCCGCAACGCTCGGGCCAGACACTGCGACCTACACGACGGACGGCGAGATCGAGGGCACCGGATACACCGCCGGAGGGGTGATGCTCACCGGGGTAGTGATCTCCACGGATGGGACGGTGTCGTACCTCACCTTCGACGCACCAGAGTGGGATCCTGCGGGTTTCAGCGCACGCGGGGCGCTCATCTACGACGCGACTGATTCCAATTCAACGGTGGCAGTGCTGGATTTTGGGTCGCTGAAGACCGTAACCACGCGTTTTGCCCCTGCAATGCCTTCAGCGACCGCAGATGCGGCGCTGGTTCGACTGGAGTGATTCATGCCTACAGCTGCCTACAACAAGTTCCATTCATTCGCGGAAGCCGTGGCCGAGAAGAAACACAATCTTGGCGCGGACACGATTACGGTCTTCCTCACCAACACGGCACCCACGGCCACTAACGCGGTGTTGGCAGATATCACGCAGATTTCGTACACGAACCTGTCGCCGCGCGTTATCACGGTAACGACATCGTCGCAGACGTCCGGTACGTACCGCTTCCGCGCGTCTGCGTTGACGCTGACCGCTGGAGGGGGTTCCGTGGGGCCGTTTCGCTACGTTGGACTGTACAACGACACGGCGAGTAACGACGAACTCATCGGGTGGTACGACCACGGCGAGTCCATCACGATGGAAGATGGAGACATCTACATCGTGAACTTCGACGAAAACGTCTCCATTCTCGAGATTGCCTGATGTCCATTCATTTCATGGACCGTGTCGCGCTGTTGGCCGCGCGCGTTGCGTACGATAGCCCTAACGGAACCCGAGCAGCTGGGATTGCTGGTGCAGTAGTGGACCGTTTTGCCGGTAACGACGTAACGGTCAAGGTATACTCCGCGTCGGGCCTTTTGCTGGCTACGTTGACGTTCCCTCCCTGGGCCGTGCAGGCAACAGCGGTTTCCTACCAACTCCAGATTGGTACGCCTGTGGCGCAGACTAGGCACGCAACCGGAATCCCGTATAGAGTGCATTTTTGCACCAGTACCGGAGACGCCATCATTTCGGCCCTTGTAGGGGGCACGACAAATACTGTGCAGTTCGTGTCCGACGTGCACGTAGATGTGCCTATCAATTGCAGTGGCCTTGCAGTCTCTGTTGCGGACGGTTTTGATACCATACCACCGCCAGATCCTGGGGGGCGGACTACAATGGTCACCCCAGCGATGCTAGCCAATCTGGCTGCACATAAACTAGCAAATACCGAGCAGTACGTACGAGCTGTCGGGCAGGCTGACACGACGCCGTTGACCGGCAATGACGTGTTTTGGAATATATCCACCGTTGCGTTGGTCTACCGCGCCACAGAGAATCCGACCTATTTGGCCACTGCGCGTACTATGTTCGCGTACATAACCGCCGTCCCGACAAGTACGTTCTTAACCAACCCAACTTCGTCCGACGTACGAGATTTGAAACAGGATTCTGGTTTCTATATCGGTAGCAAAGTGACGCCCGTGGCATATGCGTTTGATCTCCTATACGACGAGCTATCTACGAGTGAGCGGCGCACTATATCTGAGTGGATTATGGATTGGGCTGATTTTACAGTCTATGATGCCTCGTCTGAGGCTATGATGGCTGTGCGCCCTCCGTACATGACATCGGTATATGGGCGTCACCCGTATACGACGTACCGCGGTGCGGCGACCAACAACTACTACTGGAAATATGCAGGGATTATGGCCGGCGTGCTGGTTGCGCACGATGATGCTAGAGAAGGACTTGGCGGGTACGCGGGACAGCGGCGCCAGTGGCATCTCGTTGATTTCGCAAGCCGGTGGGCCGCGCAGGTTGAACCCATTTTTACGGATACCACGGATACAGGGCCGGGGATGGGTGGTTTCAAGGAGTCGTCGTCGTACGACTCCGTTGGGGCGATGCTGTCTGTCTTAGCTTCGTTTGCCGCGGCGGGGTATACGGAGTATTCGGATCTTGCATTTGTGCAAGCAATCCCTGCTTGGCGGGTGTCTATTTGGATGCCCGGGGCTACTCGTAGAGCTAATTACGGCGATCAGGCGTCAAGTGCGAAAGATGCGCGGGTGTACGCGGATCGCCACAAAGCAACGTTGGCACAGGGTGTGGTTGGTATTGCCCCTGCGGTACGGCGGATGCTCCACCGCTGGCTGCAGACATACCCAACTACGTCGCTATCATTCGGGTCTGCCATGGTTACAGAGTTGTTGGAACTCCCTGCTACGTACGATGCAGCCAGCGACTACGCAGACGCGAATCGAGCGCTATTTTCAGGCGGTGGATGTATTTGGTTGTACCGAAATTCGTTCACCGATGCAAACACTACAGCGCTGGTGTGGACTGGAGGGGCCCCGCTAGAAGGGCACATGTACAAGGCTGGCGGCGGTGTGCTTGTTTGGAAGGGTAACGGGTATGT